TTGCTATTACGCTACCAATTATGGGTATCATGTATATAGACGAAGTGGTAAAGAAGATGCGTGAGTTACGCGCTAAGATACTAATGGAAGAAAGGGTTAAAAGATGATTCCTATCGTCGGTGCGTTGCTTGGCACACTTGCTGAAAGTGGACTAGGTCTATTGTCTAGTGCTATTCAAGCTAAAGGCAAAGAGGTTGTTGAAAACACGCTTGGCATTAAGATTCCAGACAACCCTACTCCTGCGGATGTTGAGAAGCTACGTCAGCTTCAATACGACCATGAAGAACGATTACTAGAACTTGGTATTGAAAAAGCCAAGATGGAACTAGCAGAACTGCAACTATTTGCTGATGCTGCAAAGAACGAAGATAACAACGTGTCTGAACGGTGGAAGGACGACATGGCGTCTGACTCTTGGCTATCCAAGAACATTCGACCTATGAGCTTAATTGCTATTTTCTGTGGCTACTTTTTATTTGCCATGATGTCTGCATTCGGCTACAACGCTAACGAATCGTATGTTAACTTGCTTGGTCAGTGGGGTATGCTAATAATGGGTGCGTATTTTGGTGGTCGCACGATTGAGAAACTTGCAGAACTGAGAGGTAGAAAATGAGCCTCGCACAAGAACAAGCCGCTTTCCTTTTGGATGCTTGCAAACTTATTCAGTACGCAACTGAGCAAGGGTTCGTTGTTACTGGCGGTGAGTTAGCTCGTACACCTGAGCAGCAGGCTATTTACTTTAAGACAGGTCGTTCTAAGACCATGAACAGTATCCATTTGAAGCGTTGTGCAATCGACTTAAACTTCTTCAAAGACGGCAAAATTATTTGGGACAAAGCCATACTTGCGCCGCTAGGTGTTTATTGGGAGTCGCTACATCCGAAGAACCGTTGGGGCGGTAATTTTAAAAGTCTACTTGATTGTCCTCACTTTGAGCGTAATGTTTAAAAATGCCAGCAGAAACCAAACAACCGGGGCTACAACTACTACAGTTCAGACCGGGAATTAACCGCGAAGGTACGACGCTTGCCAACGAAGGTGGTTGGTTTGAGTGCGACAAAATTCGCTTTCGTTCAGGATACCCGCAGAAACTTGGTGGCTGGCAACCTATATCGTCATACACCTACCAAGGCACAGCCCGTGCGCTAATTAACTGGGTTACGCTGCAAGGCTATAACCTACTGGGTGTAGGCACTAACTTAAAGTACTACGTTGAAAGCGGTGGCGTTTATAACGACATCACGCCTATCCGTAAAACAACCGTACTAACAAACCCGTTCACCACAACTAACGGTTCAAAAACAGTAACTGTTACTGACGCTGGTTATGGCGGTGTTACTGGCGACTTTGTTACGTTCTCAGGCGCTACGGCTGTAGGCGGTCTAACGCTAAACGGTGAGTACCAGATAACGTATATCAACGGCAACTCGTACACTATTCAAGCGGCAACAGCAGCTACTTCTAGCGCTACTGGTGGCGGTACGGTTACGGCGGCTTACCAGCTCAATGTTGGCCTTCCTATTTACAGTTACGTAACAGGTTGGGGTACAGGTCTGTGGGGCGGTCGGGTATTTGGCGCACAGCAAACAACGCTGTCGGCTGCGCTTAGTGCGGCTAACACAACCATAACGGTCACGTCTACAACAGGGTTCTCAAACGCTACTGGCACGGTGTTAATTGACAACGAGTTAGCTACCTACACAGGCAACACAGCGACTACGTTTACAGGAGCCACACGCGGCTCTAACGGCACTATAGCTACAACGCACACAGCCAACACGATTGTCTACAACGCCAACACCTTTACAGGCTGGGGGCAGTCTTCTGCGCAAGGCGCGGGGCAGCAGTTGCGGTTATGGTCACAGGCTAACTTTGGTGAATATTTAATTATTAATCCGCGTAACGGCCCTTTGTATTTGTGGATACCACAGTACACCGGAGCAAATGTTCTTCAGTTTACCAACCGAGCCGTTTTGCTAGCTAGCAGTAGTAACGGGGTGTACCAAACAGATACATCTTGCCCAAGCGTTGTAACGCAGGTATTGGTATCAGACGCTTCTCGTTTTGTAGTTGCGTTTGGTGCAAACGACTACGGCTCTACGTTGCAAGACCCGATGTTAATTCGCTGGTCAGATCAGGAAAGCTACCAAACGTGGACACCTGCTATTACTAACCAAGCAGGTAGTTATCGCCTATCAAGCGGCTCGTCTATTGTTACAGCGATTCAAACACGGCAAGAGATATTTGTTTTGACCGACGCGGCAGCGTACTCCATGCAGTATCTGGGACCACCATACGTTTGGGGCTTTAACATCCTCTCAAACAATATTTCAGTTATTGGCCCCAACGCTATTGGTGCGGCTAACAACATTGTGTATTGGATGGGTTTGGATAAATTTTACGTCTACACAGGCCGCGTAGAAACGCTACCTTGCGCCTTGCGTCAGTACGTGTATGGCGACATCAATTTGGAGCAAAACTATCAAGTGTTCTGTGGCAGCAATGAAGGCTACAGCGAGATATGGTGGTACTATTGCTCGGCGAATTCTACAACGGTAGACCGCTACGTCATATTCAACTACTTAGATAAAGTCTGGTACTACGGCACGTTAACACGTACCGCGTGGTTAGATAGCCCATTGCGTAACTACCCGATGGCGGCGACATATCAAAACACGATTGTATACCATGAGAAAGGTAACGATGACACTACAGTCAACGGCACCACATTGCCAATCAATGCGTACATTCAGTCTTCTGATTTTGACATCGGTGATGGGCATAACCTTGGTTTTGTGTGGCGTATCATTCCTGACATTACCTTCGACGGTTCAAACAATCCAACGCCCGATAAACCATCGGCTGTTTTTACGGTAAGGCCGAGGCAGAACCCCGGCGGTCCTTACACCGTAGCTGACGCTCCAACGGTTGCGTCTAAGCAATCTTACGCTAACCAGCGAAACTATAACGTGCAGGAATTTACGCAAATCGTGTACACACGCGTGCGTGGGCGACAGCTGGCTTTTAAAATAAGCTCAGACACGCTAGGAACACAATGGCAATTAGGCGTACCGCGAATTGATGTTAGGTCGGATGGACGCAGATGACCCAATATACTCAAGTCATTACTACGGAAGAAACGTCGCTCACAACGGTTAAGTCATCACCACTACCTGTTGCGCCGACGGAGTACAGCCGCCAGTACGTTGACCAAGTAAACAATATTTTACGGTTTTACTTTAATCAAATTGACGCGCTTGCTAGTCAATTGCGTGTAGGGTTGTTAAACACATTGGGATTGCCTTACGGGGCGTTTCAAGATAGCACAGATCAATCTACTACAGCTAACACCGCTACGGTAATGACGTTTAATACTACCGATTTTTCTAATGGCGTTACTGTTGTTACAAGTGGCGGTAAAGCGTCTCGCATAACTGCCGTTACTGCCGGTATATACAACTTTCAATGGTCAGGGCAATTTCAAAATACCGATAATGCGCAAAACGATATTAGTGTTTGGTTGAAAAAAAATGGTGTGGACATTGTTGGTTCTACTGGGTTTATATCCATCCCCGCCAGAAAATCTGTTGGAGCGGGTAACGAAGGGCATGTAGTTGCTGGTTGGAACTATTTTGTTTCTTTTAACGCTGGGGACTATATTGAATTGTATTGGTCAACTACTAACGCAGCCGTAACCATGCAAGCGTACGCCGCAGGAACATCGCCTACTCGCCCAGCAACTGCTTCACTAATTGCAACTATGGCATTTGTTTCTGCGCTACCCACATGATACTATTGACAAAATTTTCTAAAGGTGCGTTATGAGCCTGCAAAACCTAGCCCACAGCATGCAATCCACCGGACGTGGCGGCGACACCATGCTCGTCCACATGAACCCAAAAGAGGTAGCTGGTTTGCAACAACTGGCTATGGCGCATGGCGGCTCACTAACAATTAACCCACAGACAGGTCTGCCAGAGGCAGGGTTCCTGTCGTCTTTGCTTCCTACCGTAATTGGCGCAGCGTTGAACGTAGCGTTTCCGGGTCTTGGAGCAGTCGGCGCTGGTTTGATTACTGGTGCGGGTACAGGTTTGATGACAGGTAGTTTGCAAAAAGGTTTGATGGCGGGTCTTGGCGCGTTTGGTGGCGCTAGCATGGCTCCGGGAATTATGGGTGCTAGTACAGCAGCGTCTGCGGTACCGCAAGCTAGTTTGGCAGCTAATGCAGTTAACCCTGCTTTTGCCCCTTACTCAGCTTTTAATCAAGCAGGGTCACTTACCGGCACAGCAATGACAGGAGCAACGACAGCAGCACCAGCAGTTGCCGGAGTAGCTTCAACAGTACCAACCCAAATAGCTGGTGCGGTTAACCAAGGTACTGCCGCAGGTTATGCGCCAGTAGCTCAACAAGCAGCAAACGCACAACCGCTAATTAACAACGCGCAAGTAGTAGGAGGCCCCACGGGCCCGCCTAGCGTGTTAGGCGACAAATTTACTCAATTTGGTTCTGGCCTTAAAAATATCATTACAAACCAAGGCGGCGCTGGTTTAGATTTCTTAAACGAAAACAAAATGAATTTGTTGTCGTCGCTTGGCAGCGCAGCAATGACCCCAGAAGAAAAAGAAGAAAAGAAAAAAATTGC